ATTAATTTTATGAGTACTCAAAAAGAAACTGTTGAAGAAGTAAAAACTGGTGTTGAACAAGCTGCTAATGCAGGAACTCCTAAAAAACGTCGTAGAGGTATTAGTAATGATACTCGTTCTACTTCTCGTTTGAAGTTTTCTCACAAAGATGTCAGAGTTAATGGCGTATTCTTAGGTCATTTGAAAGTCTACATGAAGTGGGTAACTTTTGGCGAAGAAGCTAAAGGTTCTCCTTCTTTCATCGGTAAAGCTGTTCCTCAGCTAGTTATTGAATTCTCTTCTACTCACACTAAAGAATCGGATAAGCGTTATAATACTCACACTATCTTTGCTCGTGAGTCTAATGCAGATAATATTCCCGGTGGTGCTAAATACCGATTCATTGAGAATGATTTCCAAATGATCAAACATGTTCTTGATGTTATCGTTCTTAAAGGTCGTGAACTTACCGAAGCAGAAGAAGATGCTCTTGAACTCGGTTATGAAGATTTCGATGAGAATGGTGCTTATGAACCTGTTGAAACAGACGAAGTTATTAAGGCTTGGGCTGTTCTTTTCGAGAACATTGTTAATATGATTGAAACAGGTGGTAAAGATGGTAAGTCTGCTCTGCTTGATGACAAAGGTCAACCTCGTTTGTTCTGGGCTAAGATGTATCGTTATTACAAACAGAACGGTGAATGGGTTCCGGCTGCTTATGGAAGTAGTACTGAAGGAGACCTTGTATTCCCTACTTATGTTAAGGAAGGAATCTTTGAAGAAGCTTTCCTTGATGCAAACAAACAAGTAATTCCTTCTAAACGAGTTAAACTCGATGAAATTCGGGAATCTATTATTCCGATGGAAAACGTTACTCGTAAGAAACCTAACATGGCAGGTGCTCCGTCTATTGGTAATATTCCTGTTGGTGGTGGTATTATTCCCGGTGCTCCTATGATGCCGGGTGCTCCTATGGCTGCTCCTTCTGCTCCTTCTCAATTCGATGGAGTATTCAATGGTGACGGCAATGGAGATGATCTTCCATTCTAATCTAATTATTTAATCGTTAATAATTAATCCCTAGATACTTTGATTTCTAGGGATTTTTTATTATCTTTATGATACTAAAAATAAATTATTTATTATGGAATTGAAAGATATTATAAAAGACGATTGGAAAGTTATAGATGATTTTCCTCGTTATCTAATTAGTAATAGAGGTGAAGTATTTAGTATTACTTCTAATAAAGTTTTAAGAGTTGGCATAAATAAAGGATATGCCAAAGTAGTATTATGTAATAGTGCTACTGGAAACAATAAAACTATTGAAGTACATAGGTTAGTAGCTAAAGCCTTTGTTAATAATCCTAATCCTAATGAATTTGTTCAAGTAAATCATAAAGATGAAAACACTTTAAATAATAATGCTAATAATTTAGAATGGTGTACTGCTAAATATAATTCTAATTATGGAAATAGAAACAAAAAGTTAGCTAATTATTTTGCTCCGATTGTTCAAGTTGATTGTTTTAATAATAGACTTCGAATATTTAAAAACAATCAATGTGCTGCTAATTACTGTAATTGTTCACATAGCGCAATATCTAAATGTCGTACTGGTCGTAATAGTACTTGTGCAGGATATAAATGGAAATCTCCTACTTTTGTTGAAGCTGCTAAACTAAGAGAAGTTATACAAAAAGATGAAGATGTGTTATATATTAATTTATGAGAAGAGGAATAAAAAATAACTTATCTAAGACTTTTATATTGTCTAAAGTAAGTCAAGAACTAATATTTTCTAAATATACTGGTATTCCTATTGAAATAATAAATAAATGTGTAACTGAAAATTCTCTTATATGTTCTCCTTTTAGAAATGATAGACATCCTACTGTTGGTTTTGCTTATAACGATAAACATAAACTAAAAATTAGAGATTTTGCAGGATATGGAATGTGGGGTGATTGTTTTGATGTTGTTGCGTATGTTCTAAGTTTTACTACTGGTCGTCAAATCAATGTAAGCGTTAAAGCAGATTTTTATTATGTTCTCAAACATATTGCTTATACTTTCCGTAATATTATATATAACGGTGAAGTAGTTGAAGAAAATGAAGTGCTGCTTAAAGAAACTATTACTCGTATTAAGAATAGTAAAGCTGTTATAGAACTAGTAATTAGAGAATGGAATGAAAACGATAAGAAGATATGGTCTAAATGGGGAATATCTTTGCATTGGCTAAATACTCATTTTGTTGTTCCTGTTGATCAAATGTATATTAATAGATTTTGTCAGCCCGAACCAAAATACAACTATCGTAGTAATGATCCTTGTTATGGTTATATTACTGGTCTTGATAGTAAAGGAATATATAATATCGAATGTTATTTTCCTTTGCGAGATAGAACTAAAGGAGACGTTAAGTTCATTACTAATCATAATGGCTTAGTAGGTCTTCTTAATCTTAATAAACCTAAGTATGATATAATCATTATTACTAAGTCATACAAAGATAACCTTGCTTTAGATAATTGGCTGCATTCCTTCCCTTTACGGGGGAGGTTATCAGATACCCTAATAGGAGTTATAAATGTTACTTCTGAAAGTTATGTTCTTAAACCATTTGAATATGAGTATCTTCAATCTAAACTTAATGATAATGGAATTATTATTAGTTTCTTCGATATGGATTTAACTGGTGTTCGTGGTGCTCGTCGTCTTAGAAAAGATTATGGTATTATTCCTATTCTTATTCCTAGAATCTACGATGCTAAAGACTTTTCAGAACTAATAGAGAAGTATTCAAAGGAAACAATTAATCGGTTTATAGAAGAAACCGAAAAACTATTCGATTATGAATGATGAAGAACTTATTATAGATTTAAATAAATCAAAAACTCTTGATAGGATAGTTGTAAATAGATACGGTCGTAACGAAGCTATTTACAGCTATCTTTATATGTATCCTCTTAGTGATGTAGAGGAACGTTTTATTGATGAGATTAAACGTAAACTTAAAGAAAATGATAATGCGAATATTCGTATTAAACTTGCAGATGGTATTATCATAAGCATTTCTGATATTAAAGTTTACGGTGAAGTTGATCTTAACGATGCTAGTGATTGTCAAGCAATTAAAGAATTGCTTTATAAAGAAATCTATGAATGTCATCGTATTCCTAAAGGATTCGATTATAAGAATAATACTTGTACATCTAAAGGAAACTTTATTCAATGGACAGAAACAACTGATTATATAAAAGCGTTTCAGTATTATCATTCTCGAATTGGTAAACCTAAGAAGATATTAATCGTAAGACTAAGTAAAGATGACGCTAGACGGTCGTAATGCTTTCAGTTATAAACTAGATGCTAGCGATATCCGTATGATTGAACATAATGCTAATAGTAAAGGTAGAGTTAATTATATGCAAGAACTTCTTGCTGAGATTGATCTACCTAATTATCGTTATCTTCAAACTATTCATTTTGGATATAAATATAATATGGCTGCTCTTGTTTATCTTGGTTATGATAAGAAACTGCTTCAAAAAGTACATGAAGCTAATCTTGAATATGAAGTAACTAATCCTCCTATTATATATGATAAAACTAAGCCAAAGCCAGTTAAACTTAAACGTACTAAGGGAGAAAGTAAACGTTCTTGTGCCACCCCCGTAAGGAAAGGAGATAGTGATATTGTTCGTCTGATAAAGATAGAAGATAATACTGCTCTTAATGTTTCTCGTGAAACTGCTGTTGCTTTGTTTAATCAATTTAATGGTAAATATAGAATTGAAGAATTATGATTGATACTAAAGAAATTACTCTTTATAAGCGTAATGCCAAAGGACAACCAATCTTTTGGACTGCTAAAGTTATCAGAAGTAAGATACAACTTAATTTCGGTATTGTAGGTAAGCAAGGAACTACTTGTGATTATATTCCTCCTAGAGGTGTTGAGAAAGAATGGAAAACTATTGTTGCCGCTAAACGTAGAGAAGGCGGTATGGAATTATCAGAGGTTCATGATACAGCTCCTTATATTTTAAGAGTTAATCTTTATCCTTATCTTGATACTTATCTTCCTAAGTATAATACTACTAATGAAGGTTTTGTTCTTCCTCAGCTTGCTAAAATCTATGAATTTGATCGTGAAGAAAGATTCTTTGGTCAAACTAAAATAGATGGTGTTCGTGCTAATGTCTCTGCTTATATGACACAAGATGGAATGTTCTCTCAACCGAAACTAAGATTTCGTAGTAGAAAAGGTCTTGAATATAAATGTCCGAACTTAGAGACTTACTTGTTGCAAATGTTGCCAAAGCAAGTATTGCAGAAAATGTTAGACGAAGATTATGTTCTTGATGGAGAATTGTATATTCCGAATCAAGGACTTAATAATGTTCTTAGTGCCGCAGAGAATCTTACTAATCCTCTTAATCAACTTCTTCAATTTTGGTGCTATGATTTAGCTATTGAAGATATGCCTCAACATGCTAGATTGGAATTTCTTAATAAACACTTTAGTCGTTATAAAGTTCCTAATTATACTCATCCTAAACTTCTTCGTAGTTATCATCTCAATAACAAATCTCGTTTTGTTCTTTGTAATAACTACGAAACTAGTAACGATGAACAAATTATTCAATATCGTAATCTATTTGTTGAAGCCGGTTTTGAAGGAATTATTCTTCGTAATCCTAATTCTTTCTATCAATTTGGTAAACGTAATACAGCAATGTTTAAATGTAAACCGATTCTTGATGGAAAGTTTAAGATTATTGATATTGTTCCCGAAGGAGCTAAACGTCCGAAGTTCTCTAAGTTTATTCTTCAAAACGATATTAACGAAGAAACATTTGAATGTATGCCAGTAGGTGTTTCAGACATTCGTAAGATGTATCTTAGTAATCGTGAATCTTATATAGGTAAGATTGCTTTTGTTGAGTACCGTACTAGATCGGGAGTTAAACAAGTTCCTGCTCATGCTAATGTGATTAGAATTGAAATGTAATAACTATTAATATGATATACAATTATGAAGTAATAAGTAGTTCTAAATTAGATCGTTCTAAATCTTATATTGATTTTAAGAAACGACAACTTTTTATTAAAGGTATTAGATTACCTACTCGAAAGTATTATATGTATCTTAGGAAACTAGATGTAATGTCTAATTGTAATATAATTTATATTGCTTTCGTTAAAGACAAAGTAAATTCTGCTTGTAGACTAATTACTCGTTCTGATTTCGGTTATTATAGAGTTGACTTCTCAGAAGTATTTAATGAATTTAATATTAAAACCGATGTTAATGTTAACTTTAAACTCGAAGAATCAGACGACATGATAGAAGTCTATGAAATTATTATTTAAGGGTTGATTTAATTAAAGTTTGCTGCTCGGTATTTGTTGTGAAACAAGTATCGAGCTTTTCTTGATGTGTGCTTACCCTCGTAAAGAGTAGGTATTGAATTAAGTGCTGTTATTAGTAGTGAAATAAATACTAATTCAAACGAAAATCTTACAGATAATAGTAGCACGAGTTTTCAGTATCTGCATTCCTTTACGGGGGAAGTCGCACATAGAGCACCATTTCTTCGCCTCTGTGCGATTTTATATAGCTAGCTGAACAACTATATTATTTTCGCATTGCGTTCAGCAGAGAGGCTAGAATTGTGTCAATCCATAAATAAAATAATTAAGATTTTACTATGTGCTGAACTAATTATTGATTATATTAGTATAAACATTCATTAAATCATGGAACAGAATAGAAAAGATTATATTGTAATTAGACGTCCTGCTAACAATCTTGGCAAACCTATTTGTCCTATTTATCTTGTTATTAGTAGAGAACATCTTAGTAAATACGTTGATAAATATCTTGATGGTAAGATAAAACGTAATCCTAATCTCAGTTCTTTCGAAGATTTATTTAATCATATTGCAAGTCGTAGACGTAAATACAATTTTGTATCTGCTGCTAGACGTGCTCGTTATCTCAATACTAAAACTAATTATTACTAATGTCACAAGTACAAACTGTTAAAGTCTATGCCGAAATAAAAGGTTTTCCTAATTATAGTGTAGCTCCTGATGGAGAAGTATTCTCTATTAATAGAGGAAGACCTCTTAAATGGTATCGTGGTAAAGGTTGCGAAAGACCACATGTTACATTGTTTAATAATGGTGTAAGTTCTAAGCTATTCGTAGCTACTCTTGTTGCTAAAGCATTTGTTCCTAATCCTAAACCTAATGTATATAAATATGTTAGATATAAAGATGGTAATAGTGCTAATAATCATTGGTCTAATCTTGAATGGTGTCGCAATCAAACTGGAAGTAAATATGGAAAAAGCTAAGATATTCCAAAGTATAGTTAAAGGAAGTAATTTCTTTACTCCTATTGTTGATAGTTATTATACTGTTGGTAATCATATTGTAGAACTAAGTTGTTCTGAAAAAGATAATTGGCGAGGACGTTATGATAAAATAATCAATGGTATAACCTTCAAAGGTAAATATGGTGTCACTGTTATTACTAATGAAGGAGATGGTTGGAAGCGTAGTACTGAATTAGATAAGCTGTGTGATTCTCGTGATGAAGCTATTAAATATATTAAATCATTAGATAAAAATGAAGTTTGATAATCCTTATAATATATTTCTTGATGATAAAGCTTTTGAATTAGGTACTCTTTATGATAATAATTATAAAGGAAGTTCTACTAAAAAAGGCAATAATCATAAAGTAATTGCTAAGAGACATAAACGTAATAAGAATAAGAAAACTCATAGAAATGCAAAACGGTGAAATAATTCCTGCTCTTATTGCTAGAATAAGACAGAATAATACAGATAATGTAATTATTCGTAGTAAATTATATAATCTATTGAATAATGTTACTAGTAAATTTAATGATGTTACTAAGGCTACCCTCATATTGTAGACTTTCAAAATATGTCTAACGATAAAGTGCTAGAACATTATTATCTAAGTATTGGTGCTGAAAGTCTTTGGAATGCTCGTGAACTTATTATAAAAGCCATATCTGAACAAAATAAATTAATTAGAGAAGGATATGATGAAATATATTAAGAAACTATTAAAGAAGCTATTAAAGATAAAAGATAAAAAAGTAGTTCCCAAATGTTCTAATTGTGAACATTTGGGAACTATGGAATGTCCTAATAGTTTCTATTGTTATTCTACTAAAACAAAACCGTTTTTTAAACCAAAACAAGATGAGTAATAGTCTATTTGAAATTAGTTCTGAGTTGCAGGATATTATCTTGCAACTTGAAGAAGGTGAAGCAACTGATGAACCTATTGAGAAACTAAGAATCTCAGAAGATCATCTTAAAGAGAAGCTAGACAGTTACGTAAAAGTTATTAGACGTTATAGTAATGACGTTAATGAATGTAAGGCTGAGAAAGATCGAGTTAATCAGATTCAAAAGACTCATAACAATACTGTTGAAAGACTTAAGAATTTAGTTCTTGATGCAGTTCTTATGTTCGGTACTACCGGTAAGTCTGGAAACAAAGTAATTGAAGCTCCTACTTATAAACTATTTAGTCGTAACGTTAATAGTTATAGTCCTAAAGATTTTCTTATTGCCGATATAATTAAAGAGTTCTATTATTGTATTGGTGAATATCTAGATGAAGTTTCTACTCTTGATAGTCTTGATTTAGAATTCTTAGCTCAAGTAATCTCTGCTCAATTAACTGCATATAAGATTGCTGATTTGGAAGCTGCTAATCAAAGTTTTGATAAAGACGAAATAGGTATCGAAGTATCTAAAGATGATCTTCTTGCTATTCCTGCTGAAATTACTATTAATATTTCTTTAAGTGATCTTGCTAAAGAAGAAAATCTTCCTCTCGTTAAATGGATTAATGAACATCCACATAAAGTAAATACTGTACACAAAGTTACTTCATCTCTTATTAAAACGAATCTTGATATGAATGCTAACTTACATATCTACGATATTGAAACAAAAACAAGTTTAACTATCAAATAAAGTACTATGCTAGAAGTAGAAGATTGGATTGAAGAACTTATTAAAAAGATTATGGATACTTATGGCTGTAATCGTCGTGAAGCAATGGAAACGATAAAAGAATACATATATTAAACAACTTATTAAATAATTTATTATGAACTTTGATTATAGAAACACTGCTTATAAATATAAGACTGGTGGTATTCCGTGGAGAGGAAAGATTGGAATAGATATTTCCGATTGTACTACAATGAGTGAAGCTATTCAGAAAGCTAAACTTAATTACACCGTTGCTAAATGTCCTATTGCTGCACAAATGGAAGCGCTTCCTAATGGAGTTAATCGTGACGGTTCTCTTATTCCTAACATCGTTAATGGATATGAATTCGTTACTATTCCTACTGAATTCGCTACTTATCGTACTGATGCTAATATTCCTCTTGGAAAAGTTAAAAGCAGATACGAAGTAGTTCAAAACGAAGTAGCTTTTAACTTCTTTAATGATGCTATTGGAAAAGATGTTCAACTAGATAGAGCTGGATACTTTGGATATGGTCAGAAGATATTCTTATCAGCTAAGATAAATCAAGAAATGCAAATTGGTAATATCAAAGATAATATCGATCATTACTTTGTATTTACTAATAGTCATGATGGAGGTTCTGCTGTCCAAATGATGATAACTCCTATTCGAGTTGCTTGTATGAATGCTCTACATTCTGCTCGATTAAGTGCTAATATATATCTATCATTTAGACATAATCAAGGCGTTAATGCTAAAATACTAACTGTTCCAGAAATACTTGGTATTGCAGGTAAACGCGTTGAAGAAGAAAAGGAAATGTATGCTGTTATGTTTAATACTAAAGTATCAGATGCTGATGTTAAGAAGTATCTATCAATGACTTTCCTTACGGGGGAGGAATTTGAGATTGTAGACGAGAATAACTTGTACGAACCGTTATTCAAGAAAGACTTTGTAACGTTTGAACAAGTTGGTCTTAGTAAACAAAAACTTGGTATTCTTTGTGACATTAATGAATATTATCATTCAGGTATTGCTCAAAGTCAAATTGCTGGGACTGCTTACGGTGCTTACAATGCCGTTACTGGATATTTCAGTAATGTAAAGCAATACAAGAATGAAGAGATTCGTCTAAAGAATACTGTATTTGAAGGTGATTTCAATACTGGTGTTAAAGCTCTTAATTATGCGCTTGATGCTGTTTGGAATTACTAGCCAAATGTTCTTCATACAGCTTCCGATGTTATTCATAGCATTGGAAGCTATTATGCAATTTATTATATTTAATAGCAGAAGAACAGTTCCTAGCGAAACAACATTATTAATGTTACTAACTATATTCTTGTTATATTATGTTCCAGTTATTAATATAATAATGTTTGTATGTAGCGTTATTATGTTTATTAAATATATAAATGGCGAGATATGAAGAATAAAAAGAAAGTAAGAACTTGTGGTAATTGTGTTCATTTAGTAAAGAGAGAAAAAGGTTGTTTCTATAAACATTATACATGCTTAGAAAGAAGTAACGATACTATTATTACTTCTTGTTATAGAAAACCTAGTACTCCAACTGATTGTCCTTATCATAAATTTAAAAACAATAATTATAATGAGTAAATTAAGTAAAGCAATAGCTAATGCTATTATTGAATTTAACAGTGGTTTATTAACTCAAGATGAACTCTTCGATAAACTAGAACGAGACATTGATAATGTCTCTGTTAAAGTATGGCGTGAAGATAAATCTGTTCCATTACCTACTTATGGTAAAGAAGGAGATGCTTGTTGTGATGTCTATGCTAAGAGCATAGAATATGATGCAGACAAAGACAGAACTATTATTCATACAGGATTACATTTTGCTCTTCCCGATGAATATGAAATGGAACTTCGTCCTCGTAGTAGCAATACTAAAACAGATGTTTATATGCCTAATAATCCAGGTACTCTTGATTGGGGTTATAGAGGTGAACTCCTTGTTATCTTTAAGAATCGTACTTCTAGTCATCTTTATAAAACTCTTGGTCTTATTGGACAAAGTCTCAGAGAAACTATTCGTAATAATCAAGAAGCAACTCATATTCTTATTGAAGCAAGAGAAGAATATAATCAAATTATTGAAGACAGAGCATGTCCTTATAAAGTAGGCGATCGTGTTTGTCAACTTCTTGTTCGTCGTCGTGAGAAGATTACTTGGGATGAAGTTGAAACTCTCGAAGAGTTAGGAACTACCGAACGTGGTGCAGGTGGATTTGGACATACTGGTAAATAATATATTAACTTAATTATCGTAATTAAATGAAAGCAATTGGAATTAAAATGGTTGAACTTCAACCAATGTTTAGTGGTGAAGCTCGTATAAAAGGTTATAAAGTACTTGAAAATCTTGGTGATAATGAACTAGGTTATGAAGTTACTTATCTGGATGGATATAAAAGTTGGACACCAAAAGATATAGCTGATGCAGCTTATTATAAATTGTCAAAAGATAACGATGGTACTAAAGTTCTTAAAGAAGATGTTGAAAACTTTATTACCGATGTAGAAGTAATAACAATTGGTGAAAAGACTACTGTTGTTAATGCTCATACTCTTATTGGCTTTGATACAGTTCGTCATTCTTTTTGTGTTGACCCAAAGAATTACAGCGAAGAACTTGGAAAACAATACGCTATGGAAGAAGTTGTTAATAGTCTTTGGAGTCATCTTGGATTTGTTCTTCAATGGGCTAAGTATGGTCTTAATGCCGAATCTAAAAAAGATAAATATCCTTCTCATGTTCAACGTATGATTGATGAGTATAAAGAACTTGATGATCGTATTGATAAACTTGCAAGTTTCATTAATACTAATCCTATCTTTGAAACTCTTCAAAATGAAGAACGAGAAGATATGAAAGCACAGCTAATATGGATGCATAAATACATCAATGTTCTTGCAAATAGACTTCGTAGACAAAATGTTGAACTAAGTAAATTATTGGACAAATGAAAAAGAACGAAAAGAAACTTATGAGAAGTAGTATTCGTAAAGCTATTCGATTAGTTGCTAATCTTCCTGTTGCTAAGGCTTATAATAAGCCTTACAAGAGACTAGTCGAACTAGGTTCGCAATATAGTAGTAAATAAGTAATAAACAATTTGTTATACATTATATGTAAGGAGTGCTAGAGATAGTGCTCCTTATTTTTTTTAAACTATACTTGGATCAATTATTTATACTAGTGTTGAAGTAGTAGTTATTGATAAGATGGAGATATGTTATGACCACCCCCGTAAAGGAATGGAACTAGTTATTAACTCCTTCTCTTACGGGGGTGGATTTAAAGTGTTATTCAAATAACTAAACGACGGCATTGGGGACGGTGTTCGGATACTATTATTACTAGTTTACTAGTAGAGAATAATAGGATGGGAACTTTTTGGATACAGTAAGGTCTTTGATGGAGTAAGTAGTCTTCCGGTCTTTCTTAGATAATGCGTCTTATTTCGATTCTCTAATCATTAACGCTATTACTCTTCGTACCTTTGTTTCTACTTATCATCCGAGGTTTTGCACTAGGGCGGAGTTACTACCTAGATGACTATTACAACTTGTGGTATAAATAGCCTTACTGAGTTCCCTAGCTCTCCACACTACACGCAACTAATCGAGTTAGTCAAACAGCTATTGCTGAGTCCTGTACAACAGTCCAAGACGGTAGGTACTCTGTCAATGCAAAGATACAATTAGTTTCGGATATAACAAAACCTGTACTACTCTCACGAGCAATACAGGCTTAAACATGAGTTGTATTGTTATATTAATCTTCTTCGCCAATAATCTTATTAGCAATGAATTGACCAAGACCACTAAATGGAGATTGACGTACTTTATAATAACTATTATTAGCACCTAAACGTTCATGTTTTCTAATCTGATTAACAACAGGAACTTGTTTTAGTAGATTAACTTTAAGTTTATTTTCTCCTGAATAAGTTCCAGATTGATATAGAAGATCATCGGCATCACCAGTGAATATATAAGAACAACAAGCATCTAGAAGTTTAAGATTGTCATTAGCAATACTAAACGCTGCAACAGGTTGACTATATAGTTTTTGTCCTTCGTTCATCATACCCCACGGATTATATTGAATAGTTTCAGACATAAGTCTATCTGCACTATAAAGAACATAATCTGCAATCTGAGTAGATTCATCGTCATCATCTAGCATTAGTTTACCGACTACAAATAAAGCAACTGCTTTAGTGATAGCAATCCATTCTCCTAGACATCTACGAAGATTAGCTTTATCATATTCGGGAAGAATATTATAATAAGTTACAAAGTTTCCAAAAAAGTCAACGTAGCCTTTAGCAAGTCCTTGAAGAGTACGAACAGCTTCTAGTTCATTGGAGTTATTTAATTCATAGTATTTCCTTACGGGGAAAGTTATAAACTCTGCTAATGATACATAACTACCTTTATTAATAGTTTCACGAGTTTCATTATAAACTCCATCAAAATGTCCAAGACGATAACCAAAACGTTTTTGGAATCCCGGAACAAGATGTTTGTGGAACTGCATTAACAAAGCTCCCCACCAAGATTGTTGAAGAGTATTAGCACCAATCTTATCATAGATGCCATGAATATGATGATTAACAGTTAGAACTTTATTACGGAAATCAGCAATATCGGCATTACTAAGAGGACTATCTTCTTTAAGTACTGCAACTCCATTACTTAACTTAAGTTGACTACGGAAAGTAGGAAGTTCGTCAAATTTAGAACGTTGTTCTTTACTATCTTCTTTATATTGTGCTACAAACTTATCTCGAACTTCTTTAGATTGAGTACGTAAGAAGTTAGTTATCATATCTTGTTTGAATCTATTGAATTGTTCTTTAACAGCAAACGATTCTTTAATCTTATTACGATATTCATTATAAGTATTAACAAGATCGGGATTAACTTCATTAAGAACTTTAATTAAAGAGTTTTCACGAAGATTCTGAGTAAACGTTTCATAAGATATTACAGCAGCTTTACCATTTTCATCAACAGAAACTCTATGAGAGTTTAACATTGCTAATAAAGCAGTATTCTGCATATAATGTTCACCAGCACTTTGTTGAATAAACAATAGATTTTCTAGTTTACCTAGAGGATTACTACCTTTACCATAAGTTTCAGTAGCCATATCAGATTTTAGAATATTGAATAGTCTAATGATAGCATTAGTTTCGCTTTTAGTAGTTTCACTATAAGCATCTGCAAAATAACTACCAATAGATAAAGCATACTCATTTTCAGCTTTACGGAAATCACTATATTTAAAGTATTGTCCGGCTGCCATTTCCATTTGAATCTGTGTCTTACCATAAAGAACGTTAGCAATACCACCAGTAAGATTCAACATCATAAACTTACTAGATACCATATTACGAAGAACACGAGATACTTTAGAACGAGTACCTTCATCTAATTCAAACTCATTAAATATAAGTTTGCGAACTTGACTTTCAAAATGTTTAGTAATATTAGCGTTCTCGTTTTTAAAAGTACGAAGTTCTTCTTTACCTGTAATACGACTAAGAAGTCTATTGCTAGATACTTCGTTATTAGGAGCACGTTTAATGAAATCCATATTACGAAGTTGATTTATAGTAATCTTAGCTAGACGAGAAGCATCATTACGAGAATTAAATAGATACATTTGATCTATAAAACTATTAAGTCTTTTAAGAACATTAGGATTATTTCTTTCCTTAGTTTCTTCCATTCTCTGTCTATGAAGTTCTCTATTAGCAGCTAATGTTTCTTCTACATACTTGATATAATCTTCTTTAGTTTCACCTTCTTGTTTATCACGAATAGGTAGAAGTTTAACTTGTGAAAGACTATGAAGCATTGGAGCATTACTAAATCTTTTATATAGATTAAGTTCTATATCAGACTTATTAGGTGCATCATACCAACCATGACTACGTTTAAAGTCTTGCCAGTAATCTTTAAAACCTTTATCTTCTTTTTCAATTGCTTGATTAGGAAGATAACCTTTATTAATATAAGCACGACTACGTTTGTCTTTAACTAAACTATCAAGTAAGTTAGTTACAGAAGAATACAATTGTTGTTGATAACTATTCATTGTATAATACTTATCATTAGTATAACGATCAGTACTAGGTTGAAGTTTATTATCAACGAACTTAGGATTAAGATATTGTTTTCTTACTTTAGTTTCTAACCATTTAGACTTAGGAGTATATTCCATATAACGAGCTTCATCTTTAACAACCCGTTGTCTCCATATCATTAATGGTTCGTATTCATTAGTAAGAGGATTAAATATATGATTCTCATTATACCATTTTTCAAAACCTTCTTTACCTAGTTGATTAGCTTTAACATACTCGTTTTCATAATAAGGAGTATTACGCCATTCAATACGTTCATTTATCCAAGCTTGGGCTTCACGATCTTTTTCAGCTATACGATTCTTAGCAGCTAAAAGCATTTGTTCTTCGTGCTTCTTAATATTCTCAACTTGAGTAGAATTAAAACGAGTACCATCTATAATACCATTCTTATCGTATTTACCTCTAGACATAGTTAAGATATATCCAGTAATAGGATTACCACGTTTAGTTTGCTTATATACATTGTTAAGTTCTCGAATAAATTCGGGACTAAGACGATAATTAGTATTAGCATCTAACCAAGCAGCTGCTTCACGATAAATCTCAGAATCACTAGGATATTGCAGATTAGCAATGGCTTGCTTATATCGTTCTTCAAATGCTTGTTTTGGCTTAGTCTCTTTATATTTAGTATTAAGCTGCTTCTTACGAGTAAAATAGTTATTAACTGCATTAGCTTCATGATAGTTTTCACGATAATTACCAAGTTCATCAATAGTAGATCGCATGTCTTGTATTTCAGAAAGAATCTCTTCAAGACGTGCAGCATTCTGTGGAGTAAGAGTACTATAATCATTATCGGTCATAGTACTAAGTATTTCTCCTTCTTCTTGCATTAACTTCTTTAATTTAATATAAGTCTTAGGATATTTATCTAATATCTTATTTAAATCAAAGTAGTCTTGATACATGTCTTTAACATATTGACGTTCTACATTATCAATTAAGAACTTCTCAAGAGTATCAGCAGCTTTCTTATATTCAATACCGTTACGACCGTTTTCATCTTTGATCTGAGCAAGTTTAAGATTATCTTTTAGAGTTTGCAAAGTATCTAAGAATGTTTGATTATAAGGAAGTAATAAGTTTCCGTTTTCATCTAATATATCATTAAGAGATACATTAACTCCATTCTTATTTGCTTCTTCTATAATCTTAGATACTTCGGAAGTAAATGCAATCTTCTTATCGCGAGCATCTATTTCAGCTTTACGAAGTTCTTGCATCATCTTCTTCAATACTATTTGTACAATAGGAATATGAGTTTCTTGTCTATCAGCTAAATAATACTGGAAGAAATTTTCATCTTCAATAGCAGCAGTAATTTCTAACATTCCCGATTTGATACGAGGATCATTAGTAAGACTACTAATATAAGTATCGAAGTACATTTTAGTACTACGTTTAAGAGTATTGTCTAAAGCACTAATACGAGTAAATTTATCTTTAAGTTGCTTCAATACTTCATTAGTTCTACGCATTCCATCTATCTCTTCTTGTGATTCAGCAACAGCCATTGCTTCGTCTATATTATAAGGTTGAAGAGATTCAATTATAGAATAATCACTAATGAAACGATTAATATCATCGAGAAACATTTCATAACGAGTACGAAGTGCTTCATCTTTCAACATCATATCGAACAACTTCTTGTTAGTAATACTAATGTTTTCAAGAATCTTTCCGTCTTTGTTTTCAATACGAACAAAGTTATGAACGTCAAATAAGAAATCATCAATACGACGATTAGTATAACCATTGATAATTTTAAGAGCTTGCTCTCTCATATTATCGTTAAGTTTACTAGCATTATTAGCTCTAAGATCAAGAGTATTGAAAGAACGAAAAGCATCAGTAAGAGCATCTTCTTGAACATTAGCGTTATTACGTTCGATAGATTCAATTACTTTAGCTATATAATCGTTAATCTCTTTATCATTATCAATAAGAGCAGATTCAAGAACGTCTTCATTTTGGAATGCTTCTTCTGTTTGAACACGAACTATATTATTATTAGAGAACTTATCTAACAATTGGTTTTGCTTAACAACTTGTTCAAGTACAACTCGTCTAGGATAAACAAGTTTAAGCATTCCATTTTCATTAATCTCTTTATTAACAAGATAATCATGAGTTGTTCTAATACTCTTAGAAGTTACTCTACCTAAGTTAGTTACTACATAATTAGTTCCTTCTTTACTATAACGGAACATTCCTCCTGAACGTAAACCCGTATTATCTATTACAGATTGAAGAACAGGAACAAATGCAATACCATTAGTCTTAACATCTGATAAAGTTTGATTAATACTAGTTTTAAGTTGAGTATAATAAGGCGATTCAGAATTATCGCTACGTTTAGTTCTAAGTTGAACTTCATTAGCTTCTAATTTAGCGTTAGCAATACGTTCACGTTCAGCAACTAAATCTGCATTATTACGATTAGAAATAGCAATACGAATATTCTCAAAGTTAGTATTAGGAACAATAACAGTATAATCTTTTATTCCTGCTTCTTCTAGTTGCT